GTTTGAATGACCCTAGTCTTATTGTATGAATGTAGGCTATTTGTTTATGCAAGTTTATGTGTGATGTTCACTTCAATGACAGCTCGAATTACCAGTTCGCACCGCTAGTCGTCCCAGAACAAAGGGACCGCGACTGTCAAGGTGGCGTGCTTCGGAATGGTTACCGCGCCTTTCACTGTTTTTCCTACCAATATGTATAAATGCAGCTGGGTTTCGTGGTGCATCCACCACTATTGTATATGTATATATAAGGGCTAACTAAGCACCCGGTTGAGTGCTGTTCCGCAATTGAGTAACGACCAAGCATGGGAACGTGGTGGTTGTAGTAGTAGTCACACCCATGATCAAACGATCGGAGACGTCTGATCCAACTGCCGCATCATACGTAGTGAACAAGTCCATAGTAGATGTGGTAGTTGACCTCGCATACACCAGCGTCGAGCCAGTAATGGTGAAAGGAATGGTACCGCCTCCTGATTGGATTTGGTATAGGGTGGCAGAGTTGCTGCCAGCGCCGAATGTTGTAGAGGTGGTGGTTAACACGAGTGCGTAGATGTCCCCAACCGTTTGATTGGTTAGGGTGATCACCGCGTTAGCCCCAGATGTTGAGGCTACGGTTGAACCAAGAGTGCGTGTTCCCATACCCAAGTATGACCCACTGATGAGGTTGCGCGGATTAAAGCGCAACCCCTCAAAATCAATGTCCAAATTGACCAAATAGTAACCAGTGATGGACGTGTTGCCATCTGAATATATGTAGAAGACGCCAGAAGCGAATTCCTCGAGAGTGGTACTATTGCTGTTGTCACACACTTTCCATCCTGAGTCTACCGGCAATTCCATGGTAACACCATACCACAACGGAGTCATGATAGAGTGTTGAGTTGCAAAAGCCTTTTGGTAGAACGCCGAACCGATCGATGTGTTGATTGGACGATAATTGGGATCATCATTGCCTACAATCATGACTTCTCCTCCCACGCTAGTAGACTGGAAGGGCTTGTACATGATGCTAGCTCTGGTAATACGGTAATGTTGGTAGACGCGGGTCATGTTTTGGACCTCATCATTCCCTAGAGTGATTGGGTTGAGATATTGCAAGGCAACAAGCTCAGGAACAATACTTTGGTTAGCAGCAACGGGCCGGCCAACGCAAGTAGAGACGGAAAGAGAAATGCCGGTCTTGTCCTTTCGGACTGTGACCGGATTCGCTCCGCGGATTGTGGAACCAATTGCAGCGGGTATTGCAACTGTGTTTATTTTGGCGTTCGTTTGCGCAAACGCCGCAGCCTGCGGGGCTCTGGCCCCGCGCAGTTTTGGTTTAATCGTGGTTGATTGCATATTTTGTTTGTCGTTTGTTTGATGTGTGGTTAGTCTATCAAGTGATCTCAACAGACCTTGGCCTCCAACGCCCAACGCTGCCAGCCAGCGCTTGGGGTCTAAGGTTGCAAAGTTATCCGCCGCAAATTGCCAATCAGCAGCCTCCAAATCGTCGGCCACTGCGTAAGCAGCATCATGTACCTTGCATGTCTGATCAAAATCATCTGTTGCTGGAACATCCGAAATCACTGAGTTCTGATGCCGGCCAGCAGACCAATTTGGCCCACAATAATTACCGTGATAGCGCATGAAGGATGGTAGTGTAATTCAATGGTCTATCAACCGCCGAGGGTTTCTGACTGTCAAATACATAACTATCCATATGTGCTTCCATAGCAAGTTGTTCATCCGGAGTTATGCCCCACGCCACATAGACTTGAAGACGCACATTCGCACTCGGCTCAGCGAACTGTCTGTCTAGTCCTATGCCCAGCAAATGCATGCCAGACTGACGCTTGAGTTGTTCTCCAATCTTTGACACCCGACCTTCACCCAGTTGGATGAATTTCCGGTATAGATTCTGGATTACTGGAATTCCGCCTGTGAGGGAAAGGCCGCCCTGTCCCACGGCAGAAAACCAACCTTGAATGGTTTTCTTATTGGTAACATCAATCATACACAAAGTATCTTTACGTAGAGCAGTTGGAATGTTTCGCACCATGACGCATGTTCCATCATCCAACTCGATTGGCCGCATTTGACAGAACTCAATCTGATTCAGGTTGTATACTGGCGCTTCAGCGGACATGCGGAATCCCATTTCTAAGAACCACTCATCCAATCCAGCCATAAACTTGCCCTCTTCTGACTTCTCCATCATTACAACACAATCGTCGCCGTTGTTGCATAGTTTGATTTCAACCTTTCGCAACTTAGCGTACTCGTAAATCAGAGCGCACATAACCAAGCAGTTGCCTAGCGCAGTGTTCATATCACCACTTGCACGTCTTCCTTTTACTTTGTATCTCAACTTCCCGTCCCGGCACCACCCACCACCTCGATTGTCGATCTGCCATGTTAGCATCTCTCGTAGTGTGCGGCACCTGTAAACACGATTGTATACCGAGTGTTCCCACTTCAATGCTTCTTCACTCACATGCATGTCAAACTTCACTGCATCTAGTCCAATGGCTACGGGGTTGGAGAACGAATTCCACTTCCCACGAATAATCGAACCAATCTGTTTGACATTATAACCTTTGATGACTGTCGGGCCATCTCCATAAATCTTCTTTATGGCGTCATATATGCGGTGTTCAAGTGGCTTAATGTACGTAGCCATCTTGACATTATACACGGCACTACGCGGCTGAATGCACCGCGGAGCCTTGTCAGGATTCACCTTCTCCATCTTAACGAAGCTGTTAAGATAGCCGTGTTTACGAGTCAGTCCTAGTCGTTCATACTTAATGCGTGCATTGTCGAATACAG